CATTAATCCCTATGTAATTTATTCCAATAGTCTGTATCTCAGGCACTTAGCAATCTGCAAAGTCTCTAGCCATCTGACCACCTATCTCTCCACCTTGTTTCTGTCCAAACATATTAAAGAATCCAGCTACCAACCATCCGACATAAGGTATCTCTGTAAGAGTAGGAGTTATAGGAGCAGTAATACTTGCTGCTGCAAGCTTCCCTGTAGCCTCTCCAGAGCCTTCTGCCTTGATACATGCAATCTGCTTGGCAGTTAGTTCAGAGCTCTCTGAGACGCTTCCACCGCCTTCTCCTGCTATTGACTGTTCATATGTCTTTACTTCTGCCTTACCCATACCAAGAAAACCTGCTGGTTTATCAATATGCTTTTCGGTTTCAATTATCTTTGGTGAGTGAGATTTATATCTAATGGTATATCCTTTCTCTGTGACACTTGCTATGTAACTTGTATAAGGTCCTACAGGTAAATTTATTAAAGGTAAACTACTTTTTTTATTGACTGTTGACTGTATCAAAGCAAGGTGAGATAGTCCGAATAATATTCCTAAAGAACCTACAAGTATTTTCTTCGATCTAGACGGTCTTTGTCTGTACATTTTTCATGTTATATATACTTATCTTACTGTTATCTTTTTAAACTAGCTAGTCCTAAAATTATTGTTATTTATACTGTTATCTCCATCACTGTTATTGTTGAAACAGTCCTTACATGACCTGAGTTATCAGTATCTGCCTCCGATCTATTTATATAAAAAGTTCCACTTCCTTCCATTCTAAATTGTGCTTTTACTGTTACTGTTGATGTTGTAGCTGGCGAAAATAATAACATATTTTGATGGATTGGATTTACATCGTGTGAAGGGTCGTTGTTATCACCAGCTTCTGCACCGTTTGTCAATACCCTATTACTTGCTGAATCTCCTTTAATATCAGAACCTGAAGAAGCAGTTGTCATTCTTACTGTACTACCAGACGAGGCATCTGCTGCTCCATATATACCAGTTATAACTAATAATTTATGTGAATTTGAACTTGGGGTAATATTTACCGATAAACCAGGTATATCTGTAAATGCGTTTGAAGCTGTAGATGTGAAAGTATTTGTTTTAACAACATTTACTACCTGTATAATCCCACCATTAGCACCAGCTGGAAGACCACCTGTAGGAACGATTGAATTAACTTTAAGTTGACTCATAATTAACTAGGCTCCGTTGGGAAAGTAACAGATGTCATATCTAAATAACCATCAGTAATTTTTGGAGTTGAAGAGGCTGGTAAGTCTCTTAATGCTTGACGATAAGTTTTCCAAGCATCAGACATTGTTAAATCTGAGTTAGCCCTCCAATCACAAGCTGCTAATCTTTTATCTCTTTCTGCTCTCAAAAGCTTCATTGGTTTTTCGTTATCAAGTCTTATTATTTCAGCTTCAACCTGTTCCTTTGTTGGTTGTGTTTCTGAATTCAACCATTGGATTTGATCGTAATTATTATTTATACACCTAAATTCAACTTTAGGAGAAAGCGATGTTATAGCAGTTGAAATAGAAGTCATATTACTACCTCCTGTGCAAGTAAAATTACTGGAGTTCTTGAACTGTAAGAGACATTAGCATCTTCACTTTGACCAAAAAATATACTTCCATCACCGCCAGATTCTCTTCTATATCGGAACCCATAAGTTTGTTGAGAAGTACTTGAAGGGTCATCGAAACCTAACATTCTCATATAATAAACATCATTAGCATCTTGCCCGTTACTAGGTCTTGCTACATAGTCGGCTATGTGTCTAGTACCATCGGGAGCACTACTAGTAATAGTTGTAGCAGAACCAGATGTAAGTTTAACTATTTGTGTCATAAAGACTGTATTATTAGCTCCATTCATCGTTCCAGCAGCATACATAGTCAAAAATATTCTATTAGCTGAGTTTATTGGAGTAATTTGGACTCTATAATCTGATGAAGCTTCAGTAAATGATGTTGTATTTAAAGAAGATGTTGTATCACTTTTTACCACTACGGTTTGAATGATATTACCTTTATCTTTAACGATAAGTTCTTGACCTGCCGTATCTGTAAGAGTGTTAACTTTTAATGTACTCATGGCTTAGGATATTTATCTTTAACAGCTTTGATTGCAGTTGCAAAAGCACCTGATGTCGTTACTGTTCCAGCAACAATATCTTTGTAAAGATTATCTAACTGATCTCCTATTGATGGATAGATAGTATCCGTCGTACCAGCTAATCCTGTTCTTTGTTTTTTATAGAATATCGCAGCAGCTTCATTATTTAAAGTTGTTCTCGCTGCTGTAATTTTACTATTGTCCAAAGATATAGAATTACCATTTACGTCAAATGCTCCTGCACCATCATCAATAGTTACAGCCTCTGGATATGCCTTTCTTATTGCTTCATGGTCTAATGCCATATTTAAAAATCCTTTATTTATATAGTTATTTTAAGGGGGCTAAACATTTGAAAATAATTATGCTGAAACCTCCATTGCTGTTATTGAAGAAGGAACTCTAGATTGATAATCAGCGTTGTCATCTGGATTTGTTCTGTTTACATAATGAGTACTACCAGTAACTCTCATAAAAATTCCATATGTTATTTGTGATGTTGTGGCTGGAGAATCTATAAAAGAAATTGAAAAATTATCAATACCATGATTAGTACCACCTGTATGTCCTTCACAAGCACATTGAACTCTGTTACCATCAGCATCACCAACATAAATATCAGTTGACCCTCTTTTTAATCTAAGCATCGCCTGAGAGTCACCTCTTGTACCTAAATTCACTGATGCAACAACAAATATTTTACTAGAAGTAGATGTAGGTGTAATTGAAACATTTAACCCAGTTACCTCAGTAAATGCCAGTGATGTGGTACTAGTGCTGAATGTATCAGTTTTTACTGTTTGTTTTATCTGTACAATCCCACCACCACCGCCTGTTGGTACTCCAGCTACCGGAATGATACTGTTGACTTTTAATGTACTCATAATCTTATTTTATCAGTGTTATTTTTTGACTAAACAATTGTGTAAGTCTCACCTGCACCAACTGTGACGGTGACCCCACTGTTAATAGTAATTGGTCCAAAACTACCAGCGTTTTTCCCATTTGTTATGGTGTAATCTTGTGTTATAGTTTGGCCATTTTCAAAGAAAATCTCATCACTTCCTCCCCCGGTTGCTCCAGCTAAAATACCAGTAAGATTTGAACCATCAATTGCAGGTAAGGTGCCTGTTAAATTAGCTGCTGGTAAGTTTGTTAAACTTGCCCCACTTCCAGAAAATGTAGTTGCTGCTAAAGTTCCATTTGATGAATTAAATGTTAAACTACTTACTGTTTTAGGAGGTAAGCTACCTGTTGCTGCTGTAGTAAATACAGGGAAACATGTAGTGTCAGATGCCTCATTACCAACTGATATAGTTGTTGCTACTGCTGCTGTTCCAGAAGTATTTTGGTTTCCTGCAGTATTAACACCTGGAAGATCTATATTCCCAGATCCATCAAAACTAACACCACCAATAGTTCTGGCTGTTGTCAATGTTGCAGCAGATCCTGTAGTATTTTGATTGAGAGTAGCTACCCTCGCTGCAGCTATAGTTCCAGAAGATATATTTGATCCATTTAAAGAAGTTAAAGAAGCACCAGATCCACTGAAACTTGTGGCTGTTAGTAATCCAGATGAAGAATTAAATGTTAGATGATCACCTCCACTCTTAGGGGCTAGATTACCTGTTGCTGCTGTAACAAATAAAGGAAAACAAGTAGTGTCAGATGATTCATCAGCTACAGTTATACTTGTTGCTGATGCACCTTGGACTGCTCCAAATGAAAGTACACCAGCACCATCTGTAATAAGAGCTTGTCCATTACTACCTTGATTTGAAGGAAAAGTTACAACTTTAGTTCCGTTAGAAACAACAGAAACTAATCCACTACCACTTCTGAATATTCCTGTGTCGGTGTCCGTGGTAAACGTAATACTTGGAACCTGGGATGTACCATCAGGAAATGTCCCACCAGCATTAACATAATCTGCACCTGCATAGATTACACCGAAAAATGCATGTCCACCGGTAGGAGCAGAACTAAATACAATATTTGTTCCTAGTATTTTAAATCCAGCAGAACCTGTAGGATCTGGTTCCTGGACAACTCCATTTATTGATATTAATAACTGTTGTGCAAATTTTGGAAAAGGAACAGGTGCTGATCCTCCAACCTGCAAAGCAAACGAAGTTTCACTACCATTAAAACCACTCGATATATCATCTATGATTTTATAATCTTCGTTACTTCTTATATCATTTCCTATATAAGGCATAGGTAATCAACTACAATATTCTTTTTTCTCTTCTTATTTTAAGGTCAGTAATCTTTAGAAATATTAAGTATTAGGTCCTGCAGTAGATGGCTGTGTTGGCCATACAACATCATCAGAAGTTTTATCTTTATAAGTCTGAGGTAAATCTCTAAGGATTTGTCTGTATGCAGACCACTGAGCCTGATCTATTGTTGTATCTGGATTCATAGTCCAATCACTGGACTTCAATAAATAATCTCTTTTCTTCCTAACATTTTCCCAGGTATCATCTTCTAGTTCTAATACTTTATGTTCATTTAATTTTTCATCTAAAGAAGCAACTTCAGCCTTAAGAATCTCAAACTTAATAAGTAAATTAGAGAGATCAATATTCTGTGTTAAAGCCATTTTATGTTTGTTCTAGGTAACTTACTGCAGCATCCAAAGCACTAGCCGTATCTGAAGTTATTTGCAAGACATCACTTGATTCCAAGATTATTTTTGATCCACTAATTATTTCTAATGATGACCCTGCAGGAACTGGAGCATTTTTAATTAAAAATACATTATCTCCACTGTTTTTGTTTACAAAAACATCAACCTGAGCACTTGATGCTGTTTTATTTGCAACTAAAATACTTAAAATAACTAAGGTTGCAGAACCTCCTGCAGTGACTACGTTATTTCCTGAAGTGCTTACTGAAGATTTAGTATCAATCTTAAAAGTGTTTGCCATATTATCCTAGAGCCAGTATGAGAGCAATCTGATTACCACTATCCAGTTCTCCAGTAACAGTCAGATTTCCTGAAACAATCAAGTTACTGGGAATTGAAATTGTGCCTGATGAATCTATTGTAAGCCTTGCAACTCCTGCAGTTACCAGCTGTATTTGATCCTGTCCAGTGCTCATTATTCCAGTATCCGGATCATTAACAAACTTCAATGCACAACTGCCTAATGATCCTAATGATAAATTAGAATTACTAAAATCTTCTCTTAATAAAGGGAATCCACCTGCTGTAGTTGCATCATGAATGCAAAGTACTTTCTTTTCAGTATCTACAGTTACTTCACCAACTGCTCCTGTAAAACCAGAGTGTTCACCGGTAGTTCCTCTTCTAAATTGTACTTGGGTTGCCATAATACTATTTTAAATTAAACAATTGTGTAAGTCTCACCTGCTCCGACAGTGACAGTTACACCACTATCAATAGTGATCGGGCCAGCAGACATGGCATTTTTACCATTTGTTATGGTGTAGTTTGTTGTTACATTTTGACCATTTTCATAGAAGATTTGGTCACTTCCTCCACCTGTCGCTCCAGCTGCTATACCAGTTAATGCTGAACCATCACCAGAAAAAGCTGTTGCAGTTAACGTACCATTAGATGAGTTAAATGCTAAGTTTGATCCACTTTTAGGAGCTAAATTACCAGTTGCAGCAGTAGCAAATAAAGGAAAACAAGTAGTATCAGAAGATTCGTCAGCTACAGTTACAGTTGTTGCAATAGCAGCAGTTCCAGAAGTGTTTTGGTTTCCAGCAGTATTTACACCAGGAAGATTTATGTTTCCTGTTCCATCAAATGATACTCCGCCAATGTTTCGTGCAGTTTCAAGAGCCGTTGCAGTTGCAGCGTTTCCTGTAGTGTCCTGATTCAACGTGCCAACAACAAAATCAATAGTGCCATCACTATCCTGGTAAGTAACAGTAATACCTGTTTCTGTATTACCAGTAAGCATGCCTCCAACAATATCCTGTACTTGCTCATTGGTTAAAGTTGCAGTTATGTAACCAGCACCATTAGTGATTGCATTATTATTTAAAGAAATATTTGCAGTTCCATCAAATGAAACTCCAGCTATTGTTCTTGCGTTAGCTAAAGCTGTAGCTGTAGCAGCGTTTCCTGTGCAAGATCCTGATGATCCAGAAGCATTACCAGTTACATTTCCTGTTAAATTTCCAGAAAAAGTTGAAGTAATTGTGCCACCAGCAGTAATATTTCCATCAGATGCAATACTAAATCTACTTAATGAATTTGTTTCATCATTAATTCTAAATACACCACCATTGTTAACTAGTGCAAAATCAGAGTCATTATTTGTATCGGTAAAAAATAGTTTTGGATTTGTATTTGATACTGTTAAATTTCCAGTTAACGTACCACCAGCAAGTGGTAGTTTATTTGTTACTGCAGCATTAGAAGCGTTGATAGCATTAGCTTCTATACCATCAAGTTTGTCATGATGTGCTACAGACATTACACCAGCAGCAGATCCAGATGCTTCATTTATAGTTGCATTGTCTCCTGTGCTACTTGTTATAGTTACAGAACCTGTTGCTGTAGAAGTGCCTAGATTTGTAGTTGTAGTAACTGAATTTGTAGAAACAGCTGTAACAAATCCTCTTGCATCTACTGTTATTGATGGAATCGCTGTTGCAGAACCATAAGAACCAGCACTGACACCTGAGTTTGGAACACTTAAGGTAACATCACCAGAAGTACCTCCACCTGATAAACCAGTTCCTGCAGTAACTGCTGTGATATCCCCTTGTGATAGAGCTGCTATTTCTGTATCTACATATGCTTTAATTGATTGCTGAGATGCAACTTTAGTGGCTGAGTTACTAGCCATGTTGTCTTCATCTAAGAAAGCAGTACCACTCAATCCTGTATTTAAAACAGGACTTGTTAAAGTTTTATTTGTTAATGTCTGAGATGCTGCTAAGACAACTAGAGTATCATTAGCGTCTGGAACAGTTAATGTTCTTGTAGTGCTTCCAGATATTCCTGAGCACTCAAAAGCAAGTTGTTTTGTATTATCTGAATTGTCTCTAATTCTAAATCCACTGTCATTAGTTATTACTGCAGTGGAGGTTACAGAACTTAGGCCAGCAAGTGTCGTGCTACTATTGCCCAGGGCAATAGCAGTGCTACCAACAGTAACAGAACTGTTCGCAAGTTGGGCGTTAGGGATAGCATTGGTTGAAAATTCTCCTGTACTTGAGTTATAAGTTAATCCTGATCCAGAGGCAATACTTAGTGAGGTTAACAACGCAACCGTTCCTGTGGCATCAGGAAATGTAATTGTCCTATCAGCTGTAGGATCAGTGACAGTTAAAGATGTTTCAAAATCATTAGCTGTAGATCCTTCGAATTGAATGCTTCCGCTTGCTAATAATATAGAGTTAGCTCCACTCCCAGCCACCAAAGTAGTTGCTGTTAAAGAAGTTAATCCAGAGATAGTAGAAACTGTCTGTCCTAAAGAAGCACCTGTAGCTCCTAGTGTTATAGATGAGTTAGCTAAATTACTGTTAGCAATTGAAGATGCAGTTGTTAATATAGTTCCTGTTTCATTTGGTAATGTAAGAGTCTTATCTGATCCTGTTGCATCTGCAGCTGTCAATATGATCTCGTTGGCATCTGCAGTTGATCCTTCAAATGTAATATTTCCACTACCAATCTCGATAGCATTTGCTGCATCTTCTGTGCCTGCTATTAGAGTCGTTGAAGCTAAAGAAGTTAAACCAGCTATAGTTGACGCTGTTGCTCCAAGTGCAACCGCAGTGCTTCCAATAGTTACATCATCATTTGCTAGTTGAGAATTAGGTATTGCACTAGTTCCAAACTCTCCAGTTGAACTGTTATATGTCAGTCCTGATCCAGAAGCTATACTTAGTAAACCTCTTATATCTGAATTAGAGGGACCTGTATAAGTTATTACTCCAGTTGAACTATTGTATGCAAGACTTCCTAAACCTCCTGCATCTGTTACCGATACAGCTGCTCTAGCCCTGGTATTTGTAAAATATAGATTAGTATTCTCTCCAAGGTCGGCTGTAGTATTACCAGCGAAGTCTAATTTATCTGTAGGAGTATTGACCTCTTGAAATAAACCACTTACCAGCGTAATAGCCTTACGTGTTGCCATCTTTTAATTACTACTGTTAGTTTCTTATCTAATAAAAAACTTTTATTATTCTTCTATTTTATCTTTAACAATTTTAGCCAAGCTCAATAGGACGCTTTATTTTCAAAACTAATTGGTTACTGGTTCCTGCTTCTCCCACTAAAGTTACATAGTGTCCAGCTGTTGTTGGAGGTGTTTTAGTGAGTGAACCTGGGGATGTTGCAGATAAATAATATAAATCACCTGGATCGATTGATGTTGATACAGCAACTTGTCCAGTGACTATCACACGTACCTGATTTCCTGCAGTCACAGTAGTCTCTGCAATTCCAGCTGCCACTGCTTTATCTAAAGTATCATTAGCAATTGCTTTTCCTACCTGACCATCAGAAGCTCTGGCATATAAAACATCTCCTTGAGTAACATTTTCAAATGCATTCACTACATAGCCAACTACTTTAAAAACAATGGGGTTAGGCATTGTTGAAACAATATCTGTTAATACAGCAGTTAATCCTTCAGCATTACCTGCATATGGTTCTAAATCTTTTACATCAGACATTATCTTAAAAGTATTGGAGGTTCAATGTGAATAGCAAGATCAGTTGCAGTTGATGCCTCTCCTACACGAGTAACTGCTTTTCCTGCACCAGAAGGTGGTGTAATGGTAATACCTCCTGCAGTCGAATCTGATAGGAAAAATAAGTCACCTGCGTTCAAAGAACTAAGTGTTTTAAGTCCTGTAACTATAACCTTCACAGTGTTGTTAGCACTAACAGTCGCATTAGCAAAACCTACAACTGTAGCATTCTCTATAGTTCCATCAGCTGCACTTGCTTTTCCTACCTGACCATCGGAAGTACGCATATATAATGCATCACCATCAGTCACATCTTGAAATGCAGTAGCATTAAATCCTACCTGTAATGGAGCAAAGGTTGGAAATCCTTCTTTAAAATCTATTAATGCATCGACTAAACCTCGCATATTATTCTCGTAAGGTGAGCGAGTCATCGTAAAGCCATTAGCAGTCAACAGATCTACAAGAATTTTTATTGCACCTTCTAAATTCGGTTCTCCTTGTGCCATCTAATCTTAAGTTTTGTATGAGACTATTCTAAGTTGTTAAATCCCTTAGAATATAAGTAAAGAGAAACAAAAGATTTAATGGACCCAGAAGTTATTGCCATTGCTATAACCAGTGGACTAGCAGCTTTCACTGGTGTTATAAAATCTTTGAATGGTTTCAATGAAAAAATTCAGAGAAGATTTAATAAATTACAAGATGAAATCAATCGTGTTGAAGACGATATGGTTCGTGGCTATGTATTGAAGCAGGATTTCATACGTGAGATGGATGTAGTCCATCAAAAGCTGGATAGAATACTAGAATTAATGATCAAACAGAACTCTAAGTAATCTTAGATAATATTTTTATAGCTTTCTTACGTGTCTTACATTTATCTGCCTTGAGATTGAGTTTAATTAATCTCCAGTGATCACCTGCTTGCTT